CAGCCAATTAACAAAATGTATTACAAGCAGCCAATTAACAAAATGTATTACAAGCAGCCAATTAACAAAATGTATTACAAGCAGACAAATATTTATAAATAAAAAATAAAAATATTAATGTTAATGTATTCATATTTATTTATTAATTTATGATAAATAAATATATTTTTTAATATGACGATCCTAATATTTGGATTGGATTATTTCTTATATCATCTATATTTAATACACATATTATACTAACTGTTGATATAATACTTATAACAATTAAAAATATTAATATTTTATAGTATTTTTCATAGTATTTTTCATAGTATTATAATGAAAAAATACTATAAAAAATATTTAAGATGGCAAATAATGATTTTGATGGGAATTAATAAGAATTATAAAAATGTATACAATGCTACCAAATATAATTAAGTATATCTATATACGAAAAATTATAATAATATATCAAATATATAAATTTTCATACAAATACCCTCATAAAATATATAAAGAAACAATATTATAATTTATATAAATATGAAAATATATATCTTATCATTAGAATCTGACAAATATTATATTGATATAAATAATATTAGTTCGTCGTCAAATGATGAACTACTTAAATTATATACAAAGAATAAAGATTCTATACAATGGATAAAAAAATACAAACCACTTAATCTACTAGAATCAATAACACCATTACATAATGATTATATACATAATATCACTATCCATTATATGAAAAGATACGGTATTGATAATGTTCGAAGTATATCTTATCCAAATATTACATTAGAAAAAGATATATATGATAAATTAGAGAAAGATATACTAAATTTTACTTATATAGACAAATATAAAAGTTATAATTATTATCCTCAATTTGTTGAAACTGTTCAGAATAATTTATTACAGTTCTATAATAGTAATAAATATGAATTATCTACCTCTCTAACGAATACAATAGATAATGAAATAGATAGATTAAACGAAAGATTCACAAAAATACATTCATTACAAAATGAAATCATGCAAACTGGATATATTATTTGTGGTAATTCTTATGATAATACTCAAATTAAAATTGATTTGATACAAATGAGTAAAAATAATGAGGTAATGGATGCAATATATGATTATGATGATAAGAATAGCAATAATATGAATAATTCTGTATGTAAAATATATTCAATTAAATATGTATATATATTTGATATACTTAAAATGATTGAACGGAAATTAAATATTCGTCCTTGTAAAAAATTATCTATTCTACTATTGAATATAATAGAATATAATATTCATAAAAGAAAAGAACTATATGAGGTTATTAAAGATGATGTAAATTTATCTAATATTGATATTATAGAATATACTATATTAGGTTTAACAGAAGAAAAAATCAAATTATTATTTGAACATTCTACTAATATAAATATGTATAATACTGAACCACCACCTTATTCATCATTAAAAGAATAAAAAGAATAAAAATAAAATATTTTTAGAACTAATAGTATTTTATTTATAATATTTCATTTAATATTTGATGACTATCTTCGCAAATTTTAAATATAATATATTTAATATAAATAGTATATTCGGATGGTTCGTCAAAATTATCATAACCGACAAATATTTGTGCATATGATAATTGATTTTTAACAAGCTGAAATGTACTATGCCAACTTTGATTTTGTATTTTTTTAATATTTTCATTTGTATATTTATTTATTTTTGTAATTATTGAGCAATGATATAAATTATTAATTTTTACAGGACGTATTTTATTAGTTAATTTTTTTCCAATTATATCTTTGTAAAATATTGAGACTTTATCCCAAATTTCATCATCATTTCCATCATAAACTTTCCATTTTTTCCATAAATTTGAAGGGTTTTGAATATATTTATTCAATGATTCAACTGTTATTTTTTTAATCTCTTTGTTTGTCGATATTAATTGTTTAGTCTTTTTAATTTCTTGTAATGAACATTTCTTACCAGCAAAAACACTACTCATTTTTTCAATATGTCTCTCATATTTTAAGCATATATCAACTACATTTTGTGTTAATGAATAAAATTTTGTTTTCTTAATTCGTTTTCTCGAATCATCTGACCATTTTGTATAATTAAATGTAAATCTACATAATTGATATAATGTGTCATGATCATTTGGTTTCTTAGATTTTTTTTTATTAGCATATTGCGAATGTTCCATTACAATACTATCAAAATTACCAAGATTTTCATTAATTATTGTAACACTCATTTCAACACATATAAAACCTGTAATAAATGTAGGACAATTATTTGTTTTTTGAATAAGTTTTTCTATCATTATAGAAGGTTCAAGTAATGATTTATTATCAGGTGATTTATTCATAATTTTTTTATCTGTTAATGAACAATAATTACGACCATTTTTCTTTCTCCATAATTCAGTTCGTATATGTTTAGAATCTTCACCTCTCATAAGAATAACATTTGCAGTTGGATATTGAGACAAAATTAATTCAATAATCATATATTGTGTTACTTTACAAACATAACCCGGAATAAAATGATAACTAAATACATCATCCTTAATTTTCATAAAAGGAAGTACATATTTAATATAATTTAAAAATAAATGTTCATTGCCAAAATTCAGTTTATAATCGCTATCAAAAAACAAATTACGCTTTGATTCTTTTTTAGGATTTGTATTAGAATTTTCTAATACTTTTGATGGGATTATATTCGATAAATTTGAAGATTCTAATATATTCTTTATATCTGTTTGTCGTTCTAATATTATAAATTCGCATTCTTTCACACCAAAATAATCATCAGAACGATTTATATTAAGTTCTGAAGGAATATCTCGAATTAAAATACGTCCAAATAAAGAATCACTATCTTTATCTGACCATATATTATCGGGTGTTGCTGTATAACCAGTTATACTTTTGACTATATTAAAATTATTATATTGACGAATAACATCTCGATTTGTAGGAATATATTTATGAGCCTCGTCAATATGAATATCAAATTTAATTTGTAATTTATCAAATAATTTAGAATCTGATGCACGATGTAATAATTTTGGTATATCATCTTGAAAACGTTTTTCATGTGCACAACATACGATTACTTTTATTTCAGGATATTTGCGAATTATGTCAAAAATATCAGTGATAGTTTTCGCATGGTGACAATCGCCAGAAGATTTAGGATTACTATTAAATACAATAATTTTTTTAGAACTAATTTTTTCTTCCATTCGAGAAAAAAATTGCATACCTGCACTAATTGTATTCATTGTTAGTACAATATGAATACAATTAGTCAGGTTTTTTATAATTAATCTAATACAAATGAATGTTTTACCTTCTTGAGGTTTTCTAATAATTAAACTTAATTTACTAGCATTTTCATAATAGTCCGAATCCATTATTATCAGTGTAATATTATGTAAATATTAGAATATATTATATTTAATAGTATATTATACTATTAAATATATTAATTTCATTTTTTAAGAGCGATTAACATTATACATTAAAAATATAAAAAAATATATTTTTAATATATATGTCTGTTACAAAATCCACCTACCCTCTAAAAGTTATATATCGCCCAAATATGATTATACAAATTTAATAATAAAAAATTATAAAAAATTACAACAATGTTTTCAATTTTTATAAATAATTACAAAAATATCTACAGATTAAATTTATATATAATTCAAGTGTCAAATCTTAAGTTTTATACAATTCAATCCACATTTCAACACTTTTACAATGCGCAAACCATTTGAATTCATATTTACCTACAATTCTTAAAACATGTTTACCTGCTACATATTGTGCACCTGTATCTTCATTAAATTTATTAACAGTGCCTAAATTTATAGATTCATCAAAGTTATTTTGGTCGTGTTTATCAATTGCTAATATAGCCTTCTCAATAATTTCAGGAGGGAATTTTGATGAAAGCTCATGAATACATTTATTATAAGAATTTGTTGTTGATGACCTATAATGTTCTGTATTTTGAATATCACCAGTTATTTTTTTTGGTACAGTTTCTTCGATACTTTTATAATCACCAAACATTTTTGATAAATGACACCCTAAATCCATATACTTTTATTTAGTAATTTATTCTTAAATGTAATTTTTATCCGATATAATATCCATATGTTTTTACAAATTCAACCATATTTTTAGAACCCATCGAATAATTACATGGTGGACAAATTGGTCGTAAATTAGTTATATCATCTGTTCCACCATCTTTTACACTGACGACATGACCAACATGAAATTGACGATTCGTAATTATTACTTTCTTACAACACAAACAACGATGTTTATTTATATCTTCGCCAATATATTGATTCCATACATAATCTCTTACACTTGATGGTATAGGTTTACGTCTGGATAATCGAATAGTTGGTTCTGATATTGGTTCTGAATTTAATTCTAAAGATGATTCTAATCTAGAATTACGTCTAGATGGTAATCGAACAGTTGGTTCTGATATTGGTTCTGAATTTAATTCTAAAGATGATTCCAATCTAGAATTACGTCTAGATGGTAATCGAACAGTTGGTTCTGATATTGATTCTGATATTGGTTCTGACAATAGTTTTGAAGGTGATTCTAAAGGTGAATTACGTCTAGATGGTAATCGAACAGTTGGTTTTGATGTTGGTTGTCGTAGCATATGATCTTCAGTAGGTGTTTTAAATAGCGAATTAAGATAATCATTTAATGAGGATGTCGCTTCTTTAGTAGGTATATTTGCATCAGCGTTGTTTTTTACTGTTTTATTTGACATAATATTATAATATTATAATAATATAATTACTGTATAAATAAGTTTTTATAGAAAAGTATAAATTTGTATGATTTACATCTTTTGATTAATTGCAGTCTAATATATTCAAACGAAATACAATTATAAAAATTGATTTATCATCATATAATATTACCATGTTAAATATATACTAAAATACAATCAACTATATAAAATATATTCAAATATACTCAAATATATTAAAATACACAATGTCTTATCCTAAATATTATGATCTAAATATGGGTGAACGACTTTTGACTCATCTTGAAATAGCAGATGCATTAAAAGAAATTATATCAAATGGTATTGATGAACATGTCTTGACAAATACAAATAAAGATATTGAAATTTATCAAAATTCTCATAAAAAATGGTGTATTCGAGATTATGGTAGAGGTCTTAAACAACAACATTTTAAATTTAATATCAATGAGGATAAAGAACTAAATCATGATATTATTGGAATGTATGGGTTTGGTTTGAAAGATGCATTTGGAATTCTTCATAGTCGAAATATTAAATTTAAAATTTATACAAATTCATATATTTTTACACCTATTTTACGACCTAAGGCTGATTTTCCGGATGAATTAACATTACATATTGAAGTTATCAAAAATACTACTCATGAAATAAAAAAAGGTACAGAATTTGTATTTGATAATCTTACATTAGATGATGTTGCAAAGGCAAAATCTAAGTTTATTAAATTTATGAAACCTTGTATATTATTAGAATCATCTAATTATAAATTATTCAAACAAGATTCGTATCAATCTATCTTTATCAATGGAGTTGAAGTATATAATGATAGTGGGTTTCATTTTAGTTATGATATTCGTTCAAATGAGAAGATTACTCGATGTTTTAATCGTGATCGTAAAGAATTAGATCTTGAAAAATTAAAACCATATATTACAAAATTCTTATCAAAAGTACTTATTCCATTAACAAATCAGAATGAACAATTATTAGAAATACTTAAAGATATTCTTGCATTAAATTCTGGTGAATTAATGCAAGAATTTGGTAGGATTAGTATTCTACGCAATATTATTACACAATTGAATGATCTGAATTTGTATGTATTTGCAGGAACAAAAGAAAAACTAACAAAGATTATTAAAGATAAAATTACTCAGGATTCTAAAGAAATTATTATTTTAGGTGATGGTGTTAAAGCTAAATTTAATGTTTCTCATATCAAAGATTTATATCATATTGATAAATTCTATAGCTCTCAACATGATGATACATCGAAGAATATTAATACTCTATTGAATTATATTCCACCACCTACAATAATTAACTCTAAAGATTTAATTACTGAAATTATCAAACCAATTGAAGAAATATTTAAATTTAAAATCCCACCGAATCTAAAAAATAAAGTTATAAATACCGTAATTGAACAAGTAGATGAGTTAGAAACTGATTCTGAAGACGAATCTGAAGACGAATCTGAAGATGAAGAACTACAAAATATTAGTTCTTTACAAAAATATGGTTATGATTTTGATGGAGAAATATTAAAAATAAGTAATTCATATACAGATCCACGTAATAAAAAAAAGTTATTTGTATTATTATTCAGATATATTACAAATAATATTGACGATGACAAAATTGGAGAACTTATTGGAAATAAAAAAACTGGCTGGTTCTTTTAATTTTATATAAAAATAAAGTTATAAATTTTGAAATATAAATTACTCTTTACGAGTTTATATAAAATTTTTTTATTGCTTCTATTTCTAAATTTAATCGTTCTATTTCTTTTTTTAATACTTTTATTTCTATATCTTTTTTGTCTATTCTCTTTTCTTCTTGTATTCTCTTTTCTTCGTGTATTCTCTTTTCTTCGTGTATTCTCTTTTCTTCGTGTATTCTCTTTTCTTCTTGTATTCTCTTTTCTTCGTGTATTCTCTTTTCTTCGTGTATTCTCTTTTCTTCTTGTATTCTCTTTT